GAACCGCACACAGATGTATGGCCTGGCCAACGGGCGCCTTGACGAGATGCGCAACGATCCGGTGGACGCTGAGATTATGGCAGCCATGCGCGGTCGCGCGACGGGGGCCGATGTTCCGTTCAATGAGACGACCACCAACGCCATGTTCACGGCCCGTGCGGAACAGGGTGCGGCTAGCCAGGGTGCGGCAGTCAATCGTCTACTCCAGAGTGGCCTGTCACCCGGCGATCCGGCCTTTGCGTCGGCACTGGCCGAGATGGAATCCGACCGTCAGGGCTCGATGCAGAATGCCCGCATGAACGTGGACATGAACGCCGGCCAGCAGAACTACGCTGCCCGTGGCGGCGCACTGGCTCAGATGAGCGGGATGAACGCTCAGCGCCAAGGGGCGATTACCAATCAGAGTAACTATCTTAGTAATCTGTATGGGAACGAAACGGTTTATGAGCAGGGCGGCGGTGCTGGCGGTGGAGGCCAGGGCGGCGGGATGCCGAGCTTCCAGGACTTCCGTAGCGGCGGGCAGCAGCCTCAGGGCGGTGGGCAGCAGCCTCAGCCCCAGCCTCAGCCGCCTCGCCCCAGGCCGGTAGATAATCGCGGTTACGTCGGCACTGCCGCCCAGCGTGGCGTCGTTCAACCTCAGGCGCAACCGGCCCGTCCGACCTACGGCCCATCCATGCCTTACTCGGGACCGGCTGGCGCTTCTATCCTTACCGGGATGTGGGGGCCTCAGAGCGGCCAGCAGCGTCCGATGAGCAGCGGCGCGATTGCTTCCAACGGCGGAACCTTTGGCAGCACCTATGGCGGGGCGCCATCGGCTGGGCCGGCACGTCCCCCGACCTGGACGGCGACTAACGCCAGGACTGGCGCGGCGCGTACTGGCCAGAACCCCTCTCCCGTTCAATCGCCAATGATCGCCCCACTGGCCGGTCGCTTGCCCCCTCGCCCCGCTATCGCACCACAGCGGAACACCCGCACGATGGGATACTAAATGCCTTTCCGTAACACTAGCGTCATGGGCGGCTCGCAGGGCTGGCAGTATGATGATCAGGAGAAGGCCGCGATTGACGCGAAGAATCGCTATGGCGATCAGGCTGCCCGTATGTATCTGGCGCAGATGCAGTCGAATGATAATCGGTATAATACTGATGCTCAGGTTGGCGCGAATCGGTACAGCACGGATGCGCAGGTTGCGATTAGCGGCAGGCAGGGGGATCGGGCCGCGCAGGAACTTAATCGGTTTGGGTCATTTGACGATAATGCCCAGCACGATTACGCCATGGGGCGCATGAAGTCTGACGACAATCTGGCGACGGCGACCTTGCAGTATGGCGCTGGGAATAAGCGGGCTGATCTAGAAGGCCGGCAGTATGATGACACCCGCGTTGCCACGGTGGCCAAGGCGCAGGCTGAAGCCGAAAAGATTCAGTTACGCAATGCCTTGATCAAGGACTACATGGATAAAGCCAGGGGGAACGGTCAGGCCGGGGTCCCTGGCGCAGCGCCAGGCGCCGTCCCTCGGAGCGGCATGTCCGACGAGGAAATGTTTTTCATGATGAACGATGGCAACCCTGCTGATCTGATGAAGTCGCGGTCTGAGGAGAAGCGGTATGACCGTGACCGTTCCGATCGCCAAGGCGAGCAGCAGTTCGCGTTGGCCACCACGCTCTTGCAGTCAGTGAACCCGCAGTCTAGGGCGCTTGGAGCACAGATGATGTCGCAGGCGAAGAATAGCCCGGTGGCGGGGATGCCTGCCGGTCAACTCGGGCAGGCGTTTGCGCCGCAGCGCGATGCGGTTGAAGTCTTGTCGTCGCCCACCATGAAACTTGAGATCGAGGATCTGGTGCGAGGCATCAATTCATCGGTCACTGACAACGGCTCGCCGGAGTGGAACGCCAAGCTGGAGGGCATCAAGAGCAAGGCCGTTTCCCTGGGCGCTCCACGCGATGAGGTTGATGCGGCCCTTATGGACATGCTCAGCCAGTCGGTGGACGAGCCCGGTTTCTTGTCGCATCCGATCAGTTCCACTATCGACGCCTTCCTTCCTGGATCGCCCATGCAGGACAACTTCTCGTCTGAAAGCCAAAAGCGCAAGTCCATCGGCCTGCGTCCGCAACGCTAATGGCAATGCTTGAGCCGCAAAGGGGCGCGTTCATGTCGTTTCTCGATTGGGTCTCCAGACCCGGTCAGGTAGTGAAGAACGTTATCCGGGGAAATTGGGAAGGCGCAGCGCGTCAGGCAGGGGACTTCCTGCTCGATCCAACTGACGCATTTCTTCCCGGTGATCTCATCCCTGAGTTGTCGCGGCCAGAAGATGACGTGGATGGCGCATCCATGCTGGGCATTGACCGGGAGAAGAACCCAATCCTAGGCACCATCGCTGGCCTAGGCGTTGACATTGCGCTTGACCCCTTGACCTACCTCACTGGCGGCGCTTCGATAGCTGCCAAGACGGCGGGCAAGGCGTCGCTTAAGGTCGGCGTCCCATTCACCAAGATGGCGACGGAGATCCCTGGTAGCGCCAAGGCTCTATCAGCTATTGGCGGCGGCGTAAAGAAGGCGGTCGCTGCCGTCCCTGGGCTGCCAGAAGGGCTGTCAAAGGTCGGGCATCAGATCCGGCGAGGCGCTGGCGCACTGTCGCCTGGACCAGAGGCATCAGCGGCGATTGCGAAGGGCGTGGCAAAGGGCACGTCAACCACTCAGGCTGCCCAGGGCTATGCACTGGAGACGTTACGCGGCGTCCCCGAGGACATTCAGCGCAAGGCGCAATTCCTCCTAGAGGACGTGATCGGATCGCCGGGGACGGTTGAGCCGCTGAATGTTCGCCACGGCATGGTTGGCATCGGTACGCAGCAGGATCAGCTTGCGCTTATTGACCGCCGACTGGCCAAGGTTCCCTGGGATCAATGGACCAAGGATCAGGTACGCGACACGGCGATTAAAACGTCGGACTACTTCCGTACCCTATGGAAGCAGGGCGTTGATGATTCCGTACTGACTCAGCCGTCCATGTACCGGGCCGCTGACGGGTCGATTCATGAGGCGTCGCACGTCAAGGGGCTCTATGCCGATGATGTCGCTCGGATACCTGGCAACGCCGCTGAAAATCTAGACGACTGGGCAGCAACTAAGGGCTACTCCTTTGGCAAGCTCCCATCCGATCTTGCCCCGCTCGATTACGTTCCCCGCCAGTGGGAAATTGATGAAGCGTCCAAGCTGATCCCTGAGATGGGGGATCACCACGCCTCCATGGCCAGCCTGATTAAGCCGAGGTCGATTACCGATCCGCGCGCCTTCGCAGATAAGCTGAATGAGCCAGGCGTCATCCTGAAGGATAGCCTCGCCGTCACAGCCGGTCAGTACGGCGCCAAGATGGGTGCCGCAACCCAGTCTGCCACAATCGCCAAGGCCATCCTCGGTGACAAGTTTAAGGCCCTATCGGATTCGGAGTCCCGCTCTGCTATCACCGGGGCGATTGACGCACTGCGCCAGTCGGGCAAGGCGGATACGGCCGAGGCTCTAGAGGTAGCGATGAAGGGGCTCCCTCCGCGCGAGGGCGTCTTTAAGCTGTTCGCTGGGGCTAACCGTCTGTTTAAGCAGTTCGCAACTGGCGGCGCCTTCATCCCAAAACCGGGATTCACTACGCGTAACGTGGTCAGCGGAGTGGCCAGCGTTGCGTCTAACTCAGAGTCACGCGGAGTTGCTTTGGCTCAGCTTGCCAGGGCGCCCAAGGATATTGTCGGCGCGTTCATGGACGGTGCCCGCGCGCTTGGCATGAAGATTGGCGAGAATGAGTTTGCCCCACTTCAGGCAGCGATTAAGGCGAGCGGTGGCGACCGTGCTAAGATGCTGGCGAATATTCAGGATCCGACGATGCGCCTCGCCGTCGAGCACGGGGTGATGGGCCACGGATTTGTAACCGCCGAACAGATGGCCGCTGACCTGACGAAGGTTGGCACGCTGAAGGATTGGCGGCACTGGCGCGACTGGCCGCAGACCATCGTTAAGGGCGCTGAAGACCGGATGCGCTACGGGCTGTTCAAGAATCTCCTTAAGGAGAAGTCGCCGGACGAGGCAGCGCGAGTCGCTACCGCTAGCCTGTTTGATTACGCCTACAGCAGCACGCTGAACCGGGCGATCAGAGATACCGTGCCCTTCGCACAATATATGTTCAAGGCTATTCCGCAGCAGGCGAAGATGCTTGCCGAGAACCCCGCTGTCGCAGTCGGCCTTGGCTCACTGATGAACGGACAGAGCGATAGCCCGACGTATCCGCACATGGATGGCCGGCTGACAATGCCAATTGGGAAGGACCTGAATGGCGATCCCCAGTACATCTCTGGCTTCGGCTTGCCGTTTGAGTCCCTGTCATCCATCCCGAATCTGAGCGGCGGCATCCGTGAATCTGGCCGTGAGATTGAGCGGACTGTAGTCGGCGCCATGAGCCCGATCATCAAGAGCGCCTATTCAGCGGTGTCAGGACGCGACCCGTACTTTGAATCTGATTACGGCTCGTATTCCAAGCTGCCTGGCAACATCGAGGGTGGGGCGTTTGGCCGTGCGTATAACATGGTCGCTGGTACTGGACTCATTCAGCCGTTGGCGTCGGTCACTCAGTCGCTCGGCAAGATGGCGGACGAGCGCCGTGGCGCTGGCCTCAAGACACTTAATATGTTAACCGGCGCTAACGTTGTGAGTGTGAACGAGGACCGGGCCATTCAGCAGCGGCTTCAGAACGCGCTCAAGCGCAACCCCGAGGTTGGCTGGTATCAGGTGCCGTTCGCCCTAGAGCCGGGGACGGAAGGCGCGCGGCTGGTCGAGGAGCTGAAGGATGTGAAGAAGCGGATCAAGGCGAAGCGGGAGCTTGAAAAGGTCCAGCCTCTCTGATCAGAACAAATCCTCGCCCGGCCTAGGCTCGCTGTTCATCTTCTCAAACCGTTCCCCGCCGCCGCCGTTCTCACTGAACATCATCGTCGCAGGATGGAACGTCATGGCGAACTCGCCAGTCGGACCAAACCGATTCTTGGCAACGCAGATGTCGATGGCCCTGGCCTGATCCTCGCCGCCTGAACGGTGTAAAAAAAGGACGGAGTCTGCATCCTGCTCAATCGATCCCGACCCACGTAGGTCGGCAAGCCGTGGCTTACGCGGAGTCTCGCCCTTTTCGCTATCGCGGCTCATCTGACTAAGGCAGAGCACCGGGATGCGCAGCTCGCGGGCCAGCACCTTCAGCGTCCGGCTAATCTCAGTAACGCGATCATATTCCGACGCGTCTTTCTTTGATACACTTAGGAGCTGGAGATAATCGACCACGATCAGGCGGATGTCTTTCTTATCCAGAAGACGGCGCTTCACCGCTGACCGCAGTGCTGTGATGCTTAGATCCGACGTATCCTGAATTGATAGGTTGTAAGCAGCGACCTGTTCGCCGGCCTGCTTTACGGCGGTCTGGCTCTGAGGGTCCAGCCTGCCGGATTCAATGTCGCGGAAGTCGATCGCGCTCAGGGAGCTAATCAGCTTCTTGGCCATATCAACGCGATCGATTTCTAGCTGGAAAAAAAGAACACCGCCGCCAGCGGCACAGACATTAGAGACGATACTGAGAGCAAGGGATGTCTTGCCAGCTCCCGGGCGAGCGGCCAGAATGTAAAGCCCACCGTCACGGAACCGCGTCAGCTTGGCATCCAGCGCCACGATACCGGACTTAACACCAGTATCCTCGGCCCCATTGGCGCGCTTCTCAAGGTCAGCCGCAGTCTCATCCCAAACCTGCTTAGCCGTATACAACTGCGAAGTATTCACCCCGCGCCCCATCTCCAAGATAGCCTGCCCGGCCACATCAAGCAGCGCCGGCATCCCATCCGTGGTCAGCTCGGCCTTATCGGCAATCTCCCGCAGCTTCGTGATCAGCACTCGCTTGCCGTACAGATCCACCAGGAGCAGCACATTCCTAGGCAGTGATCCGGCAGGAGCGAACGCCGCTGCCATATCGCTCACGACGGCGAACCCGCCCAACTGCGCTAGCGTAGAGTCATCATACCCATCATCGAACTTGGGGATGGACGCACGTTCGCCAAACTCTAGGCGCTTCAGCCGAGTAATGGTGTCATGGAACTTCTGCCGGCTGAGCAGTTCCGCCACGGACCCAGCGTCAACGGCATGGCCATGGTCGTCCAGATCACAGATGGCGATCCACACGATACGGTTGTTCCGCTCATGGAATGCCAGCGGCGTCGTGATCGAGGCGCGTGCGGTATGGACCGCCTGGCGGTGCCGACCGTCGAGGATGACGGAGAGGACGGCGGACTCTAATTCCTTGTTGGATGGCACTAGGGCGACCCCTTCGCTAGCGCCTGAAGCGCCCCGAGGCAGATTGCCATGGGGGCGGATTCGTGGTCAACCCTCGGCAGATTTGCGCACAGCACCGTGTAGCGTGGCGCATTGTCTGGCTCTCGATAGCCGTCCGCTTTGATGAGAAAGACGTAGCGTAGGTCGGCCATGCGCTCGACTACCTGCCAGGCCTGGGCGATGTCGGCGCTCGGCTTAAACCAGCCCCACGCCTCATTCTCGCTGTCAAAATCAAACACGTAGCGGCCTTGGCGCGATTCGTAACACACTGGATTTCCTTCGCTGTCCATTACTGACCAGTACTCATCGCCACGACCACCCTTGTCGTAGTGATAGAGCGACCACCCCATCACCTTCTCTGCGATAAGGCGATTAAGTACCGGCCCGGCTTCATACTTAGTGCTCATGGCGACCCCTTCACCATGGACTTGATCACCCGAATCTCAGCCATGACGGCCAGCATCTCGTCTGAGTGCTCCGTCTCTTTAGTGCGCCGCGCCTGGTCTTGGATGGCGCCGACCTCCTTGAGGGTGGCGATTTCCTCGGCCTGTTCCTTGATCTTGGCCGTGAACTTCTCAACCATGGCGGTGGCTTCTTGGCACTTCTTAATCATCTTGGCGTACTGGCCAGCGTTGAGCTTTGGGGCCTTCTTGGGGGTGGGGCTCATACGGTAAGCGCCTTTGGCTGATGATCGTCCTTAACGGTTTTCTTGAACGAGAACCCGCCAGCGACGTGGTAGACAATGACGCCCTCGGGGTCCATGAACCCAGGAGCCGCTTCACTGCCACGGTGCGCTAGGTCATCAATGGCCTCCTGGACGGCGTCGGTGCTGAACGTCCCGCGATACAGGACGGGCACGAGATGGCAGCACGGCGGAAGATCAGTCGGCTCTGGCCAGCGTGCCACATTGAAGAGAGAGAACCGCTTCTCGCTCAGTCCGTATCGGCGCTGGATGCCAGCCCCCCACCATTCACCAAAGTGACGGCCTGGGCCAAGCCGGCGCAGTTCGTCCTCGTGATCCTGGACCCACTTGGCGAATCCAAAGTTGTCAGCTTCGGGAGTGATCCACCGATTGCGTGACCCGGCCAGAACGGTGCCGTCATGACCGACGTAGACCTGGGCGTTGGTGCCGTCGATCTTTTCAGTGATGATGCACTCGCGGGAGAGGCGGGGCATTTTGGGGAAGGGGGCGAAGTCTGGGCTCATGTTTGTCCGATCGGGTGCGTGCTGGTCGATGAGAACATGCGTTCCAGGGCCTCAAGGCTAACCCCCTGAATGTACGACTTAACATTTGTGGTCCGTCCATTTCTCAGGGCGAAGAGAGCGCCAGACATGGATGTCTTGGTTGCTTCCAGCGCAAACTCCTTCTGACTCGTCAGCCCCTTGATGCGCTCATAGGTCGATTCAATCTCAGCCACGACGTTTCGGTATGCGTCCAAGATTTCATTAAAGAGCCCGCGATACTCGGGGAAGTAGGATAGGAACTCATCTCCCTCGTTATGGCGTACCAACTCGATCATCCTGCGCCGGCTGAACCCGTCCTTCATGTGGGACAGGGCGACGTACTGCGGGCACTTAACCTTGACGCGGTTGAAGGCAGCATCGCATACCACGTAGCCTTCCGCCTGCATGGGGTTAAGGGCCTTAGCCGCCTCGGTGATCTCGTCCCACGTCGTCAAATTATACGAGTGTGCAATAGGCATTCCAGCGAGCAGCGCGTACTCCGCGTGTGGCTCTTCCTCCAGGGTGAGGAGATTACGCATGCCGAGCATGGCAAACTTGGGCTTCTCATGTGGAACAATCACGCGATTCAGCGGCGTCATTAACTCAAACATATAGCAATACGCCGGGTCGAGCTTGCCACAGATGTCGCCTGCCGTCTGTCGCCACAGGTCACAGAACGTCATGCTCTGTCCCTGCACGGGTCCGCCTGCGTCAGGGGTGCCGTTGCTGGCAACCTGCCACTTTCCGTCGTAATAATACATGGTGATCAGTGAGCCATCCAACTTTTCAAAGACGGTGGCCGTGGACCAGTCGATGTCCTTGGCGTTGCCGTCTCCGTAGTTGAAAAACTTTCCAAACGGGTAGCTGACGACGGCCCAGTCATTCGCCTCATCCAGAATCAGTCCTCGGCATTCCTGCACGACGGCGTGGTTCATGGGAGATTCAATCTGGTTGTACTTGAAAAATACCAGATTGCCGTACTGGGGATGGCGCTTGACGATGACTGCAAGATCCTCGGTGATCTTCGCCAGACCGTGCTCGCGGATAAAAGTGACGGTGTTCAGCATTAGATTGCTCCGGTCCAGCGGTTATTTCGGTCAACGACCATGGGTAAAAGGAATGGCATGCCGCGATTAACGATGCCGCACGCAAGGATGCCCTTCTTGAGCGAGTGCTTGCCATAGGCCATGGAGTAGGCGTGCTGATCACCAAGCCACCCAGCGTTCATGCCCCACAGCAGCGCGGCCGAGTTGGCCCAAAAGCGGATGCCCGCATCGCCGTGCAAGTGGCCGATCACGGTCGGCTTCATATTGGCAACGGCCATCTTCAACGCGCCCTCGGCACCACTGACGCCTTCGCCGTGGGCATAGACTACATTGTCAATCTCCCACCTATCGCGCCATTCCCAGCCAGCCGGGGCCTGCATAAACTCGCGGTAATCCTTGAGGTACGCTTTAGGAATGCCGAACTCCATGGCGCGGCGGAACGGGCGGGCGCCGTGATTAGACGTGCATACCTTCACGTTCGGGAACAGTTGATAGAGCGGCTTCAGCGCCTTAACGGCAGCGTTCAGCTCATCGCCGGGAGACATCCCATCGGGATCGTGCGTATGTTGCGACAACGCATGCTGATCCGCCTCGTCGCCTAGGCATAGTATCACATCGGGCTTCTGCTTCTTGGCGACCACTGAAAGGAACTCGAAGGCGTCACGATGCTGGAACGGACAGTGAAGGTCCGGGATCGCCATGACCTTCAGCGACGGCTTCATGCTTCCTCCCGAACATACTTCAGAGAAAAGTTAGCGCCCTGCTTGGCATAAGCCCACACGCCGCTGACCGAGCCCTTATTGATCACCGCAGACTTCATGAGCTTGGCCAAGTTCGATAGCCGCATGGTGTGCTCAGTGCCGGATTCGTCGATGAAGGTAAACCCAGCGGCAGAGCGTCCACGGAACGAATCGCCAATGGTCAGCTTGGCAGAGAACTCTTGAGCATAGGGCTTGTCTTCAAACGGCGCGTCGATGAACCTTTGGTTGGGGTAGTCTCCTTCCCATTGCCCGACGCAATCGCCGTCCCAGTCCATAACCTGCTTGGCCCACCAGCGGATGTACCCCTTCTGTGGGGCTTTCTGTAGCGAGCTCACTTGCAGCTCCAATGCGGCACCGCAATCGCCGGTTCATCCATCTCCACCCACGTCTCCACAAACCGAGGATCGCCCTGCAATGTCTTCAGTACATTGCTCGGCGTGATGCCCAGCGCAGTGGCCTTGTCAGCAAACCCAAGGAAGTCCCGCGCCTTGGCCGGCGTGACCTGTCCACGGTGCAGGCCGTAAAGTGGGTTGCACAGATCGTTGAAGAACAGCATCCCGTCAACTAGATCGAGTAAGCGCATCTCGCTGCCGGCGAGGGTAAGGGCGATTTCATTAGCGAGGTTCACTTGGCCACCGTAAACGTGGTCAGCGCCTGGCTGCGATGCTCCGTAAACCGCGAGTCATTCGCCATCTCCCGGTACACCTCGGAGGACGCGGCCCGGTTCTTCTCGGGGACATCACGGTTGAGGTGGGCGGCGAGGGTCAGGGTGTCCAT